CTCAGATTGGTGTTACGCCTCTGGTGTTTACAGTAACTATCGCTACGCCCGCTGTGGTGACTGCGGCTTTAAGGAACGGCACAGCGGTCGTGCTAAACACAACAGGCGCTTTGCCAACTGGTTTGTCTGTAGGCACGGTCTACTATGTGGTGGGAAGCTCTGGCACAACTTGTAATCTATCGGCTACTTTTGGCGGTGCGGCTATTAACACCAGCGGTTCTCAGTCGGGGACTCAAACAATCTCCGCCAGAGGCATTGATATTACCCAATTAGGTGGAGCATCAGACTGCCCGACTGTCCAGAACACCATCTTTGTTGCTGATGTAAGCCGGTTTGTGTTTGCGTTTGGCTGTAATGATTACGGCAGTACCGTTCAAGACCCTATGTTGCTTCGCTGGTCTGACCAAGAATCAGTGACAAACTGGACGCCATCAGCCACAAACCAAGCGGGCAGTATCCGACTGTCCCACGGCTCTGAAATCGTTACTTGCGTACAGACCCGTCAAGAGATTGTGGTTTGGACTGACTCGTCTATATATTCACTCCAATACCAAGGATCACCTGTTGTTTGGTCTAGCCAACTTCTAGGAGACAACATCTCTATCATCGGCCCCAATGCGGCTGTTGTTGCGTCTGGTGTGATTTATTGGATGGGCGTAGAGAAGTTCTATAAATACGATGGTCGCACTCAGACTATGCGTTGCGATCTGCTCCGTCATATCTTCCAAGACATTAACTTGGCGCAGGCATCTCAAGTGTTTGCGGGAACTAACGAAGGCTTTAACGAGGTCTGGTGGTTCTATTGTTCTGCCAATAGCACTGCAATTGACCTATATGTTATCTATAACTACTCAGAAGATGTTTGGTCTTATGGAACACTAGGCCGCACGGCATGGCTTGATTCAGGTCTGCGTGACCACCCAATAGCCGCTACATACTCCTATAACCTTGTTGACCATGAGCAAGGTAATGATGATAACCAAACAGGCACACCAGCGGCTATCAATGCCATCATTGGTTCTGCTGAGTTTGACATTGACGATGGCGACCACTTTGGATTTGTCTGGAGGATGCTCCCAGACATTACATTCCGAGGCTCTACTGCGGCTTCACCCCAAGTCACAATGACACTGATTCCCATGCAGAACGCTGGTTCAGGTTACAACAATCCTATTTCTTTAGGTGGCAATCAAAACGCTACGGTTACCCGCACATCTACCTCTGTGATTGAGCAGTTTACGGGTCAGGTGTATGTCAGGGTGCGAGGCCGTCAGATGATTATTCAAGTTGAATCTACTCAGCTTGGTTGCGCTTGGCAGTTGGGTTCACCACGTATTGACATTAAACAAGACGGTCGCAGGGGTAACTCATGATTGTTATTTCTGACTTTGAGATCAATCAGGTTGCCGCGCCTAACTTACCACTGGCTCCGTTTGAATATGATCGTCTGTATGCAGATCAACTAAACAACGTGCTTCGCCTGTATTTCAACAGGCTTGATGCTATTTTAAATCAGTTAAAGACATCCGATGATATTGATCCCGCTAACGTCAATTTCCCAAATGGTTTGTTCTTTAACACCGCAGACCAAACGCTGGCGGCTGTAGATACAGGCTATCCCATCACGTTTAACCAAACGTACCTTAATAATTTTGTGGCCCTCCAAACCGCCAGCACTTCTAAGATTGAGGTGGCTGTTCCCGGTGTATATAACTTTCAGTTGTCGGCTCAGTTAAAAAGCACTAACGCATCAGCCAAAGATGTTCAGATTTGGATCAAGCGTGGTACAACAACAATTGGTTATTCGGGGCATAGATACACCGTTGAAGGCTCAGACAACCACATGAATGTTAACTGGATATTTGACATTGACTTGGCTGCTGGTGAATACATTGAGATGTACTGGGGCGCAGACAATACAAACGTGACAATGGAGGCTATTGCCGCATCTGCTCCATATCCTGCCGTTGCTTCAGCGGTAATGGCTGTAAACTTTGTTGCGCGGTTGCCTAGCCCCCGTCCAACTCCCCCGTGAGGACAACATGACACTAGAAGAACTTAAAAAGATGTACGGCGAAAAAGGCGCTACCACGCGCCGAGAAGAAGAAACCGAAGCCGGTACAAAGTATTACGATGAAGCTGTCCAATTAGGAGACGGATGGACAGCGTGGGAAAATCAACCTACAGAAATTATTGACTACATTGGTCAAGGCATGGATGCCACGCCTATCTATAAAGAAGTTGACCCAACCAATAAACTTGGTGGTTTTCAGCGTTCTGAAGGCAATAAAAATTACATCTACGATACCACCGGCAAATTAATTCACGTTGAAAAACAAGCCACCGATTGGGACTATCTTGGCCCCATTATCATGGGCGCAGTGACTATGGGTGGTGGCGCAGGGGTTCTTGGCAATTCTTTGTTTGGTTTAACCGGTACGGCGGCGGCTGGTGCTGGCGGAGCTTTGGCTGGTGGCTTTAATGCCGCCATGACGGATCAAGACATCCTACAAGGCGCATTAAAGGGCGGTGTAAGCAGTGCTGGCGCTATGAAATTAGGCGATACAGGCTTTACTCTTGGAGATGTAAACAAAGCCATTAACTTTGCGCAAAACCCTACATTAGCAGGGGCGGCTAATCTTGCCTCCCCTTATGTAACCACTAACTTTGATATTGGTGATACGGGCTTTACAACTAATGATGTGCTTAAAGGTTTAAACACTGTTCAAGCTTTGGGTAGTGGCGATAACAAAAGAATTTTTGACACCATTACAGGTTTAGCTAAAGGAACAGACTTTAGCAGTCTGACTGCAAGTGAACAGGCGGAACGTGATGCCAACCGAGAAACAGCACGTTTAAACAGAATTGAAGACGCAGTTTTAAACCAACCTGCTTCCGACGATGGATCAACTCAAGGGATTGTTGATTTAATTAGCGAAATGTATCCATCCGCAGATATTAAAGGCATGTCGCAAGGCGACTTGGCTAAGTTTCTTGAAGCTAATATAGATGAAATCCAAGGCTCTGCGGATCTTGAAACTTTGCTTAGAGGTCAGGGTCAGTCAACCGCAGATGAAGGCACGGTAACTGTAACGGGCGAAAGACCTACAGGTCTTGGCGACTTTATGGTTCCCGGCACAAATACCCCTAGAGGTAATGTAATTCCCGCAGACACTCCTGAAGAATTGGTTATTACCGGAGATCGTCCTGCGCCATATGTTTCAGGACTTCGTACCAAAGAAATTAAATCTGATATTCCGGATCAACTTACAATTGGTGATATTGACAAGCTGTTTCCTAATTTAAACGTCAACGATATCTTGCAAACCGTTACGGTTCCCGGCGGTACAAAGACGGTTGTACCCACTAAAACAACCACACCGGGCACAACGACAACGCAGCAAGCTTTGTCAAATCTTGGTTTAAACGCCCCAATGCCTAGCCAAGATCCGTATGCCAATATAAAATTGATGGAAGAGTTGTTTGGTGGTGATACAGATTACAAACTAAGGTCGCTTGGAGCGCCTAAAAACTTAGCATCTGCTGATATAGATGCTCTTGCAAGAATGTTAAGGGGTTAATTATGTCTGTTGATTATGCCGATGGTAGCTATTTTGGTGGCGATGTTGCAACCCAAATTGACGAAAATGTATTTAATCCGGGCGGAGAAACGCTGTCTCAAGCCGGTGGGGATGGTGCTTTCTTGGGTGAAGGTGTACGTAGCGGAATTGATAGCTGGGACAAAGCCTACACAGACGCAGGCGGTAAAATACCCTCTCGTTTTGGTTTGTCCGATCTAAAGCAATTTGCACTTGACAATAAATCATGGCTGGCAGGTGCAGGTGCTTTGGCAGGTATCTATGGTGGTGGTTCAAACGTAGATAAAAAGACAGGCTACCAAGGCGTTATTCCTACGCTATCTGCATCTCGTTCAATGATTGCCGCTCCTCCTACACGGGCACAAGGTTACCGTCCGGGCGCAGGCGGTATTGATTATGGTGGCGATGTAAGCTACAGGCTTGCTCCCGGCATGGATCCCTATGCCAATCTATCTGGCACTTCAGGTTCTGCGGCTGGTGCTAACTTAACAACCCCCGGTAGTTCAATTGTCACACCCGCTGGTACAACCCCGGGCGGCACAAAAGTAGTAACGCCCATTACAACCACCCCCGGAGGCACAAAAGTAGTAACGCCAATCACTACCACTCCCGGCGGTACTGACACCACCAAAACCAATGTAGCTTCCAAAGGGTATCAGGACGCTATAAAAGCTGGTTTAACCCCAACTCAATATTACGGAAACATTAACCAGTGGCTTATTGATAATCCCCGTGCAAGTCGCTCTCAGATTGATGCCGTCATGGCTCAAGTTGGTGTAAGTAAAGAAGACTTGCAAAAAGCTTTAGGTACTTCAGGATTTTCAGACTTTACTAAATACGGATTGACTCAAGGCCAAGGTTTACAAGAGTTAAACTTTAAAATTTCTGATTGGGTTGAAAAGAATCCATTTGCGACAGGCGCAGAAATTAAAGAAATAATGAAAGCCGCAGGGGTTAATCAGGAAGATGTTGCCCGTGGCATAAACGCATTGTCAGCTTCTGCGGGTAAAGAGGCCGCAATTGTTGGCGGCATGGGCTTAGATCAGTTGTATAAGAACATCTTAGACTATCAATCTAAACCCCGTACACCCGAAGAAATTGCCGCCGCCTTAGCGGCTACAGGGCTTGAGCAACGCGACCTTAATGCCGCTCAAAGATACGCAAAAGAAAAAGGTTATGTTGGCAACCCCAAGTCTGAGGCGGCAAACTTTGATTATCTTGCGAACACTAAAGCCGCAGATACTACAGCCGCTAATACTTCAGTAGCAGATACATTAGCCGCAGTTGAATCCAGTGCAGGCATTCCAGTAATTCAACAGCCTGTTGTTCAAGAAGCAGTAGTTCAAACACCTGTTGTCCAAGAGGCGGTTGTTCAGCAACCGACTACTGCAACAGACAACACAAACGACATTTACAGGTACTTTGCGGATCCATCAACCCAAGCTATGCTTGCCGCAGGAGATGTTCAATCTATTGCAGAAACCATGCAGGCACTAGGATGGTCACCCGCAGAAGTTGCGGCGGCTACAAATTCAAACCCTGCTGAAGTTCAGGCCGCATATGATGCCGCTTTAGGCATAGGACAACAAGATAGCTATTTGTATGCGGCTACAGGTGGTTATTTAGGATACGCCGACGGTGGAGAAATTGCTATGGCTAAAGGCCGTTACCTTCAAGGTGAAACAGATGGCATGGCAGACAAACTCCCAGCTAGGATTGGTCGTAATCAGCCAGCCGCTTTGAGCCACGGTGAGTTTGTTATCCCTGCGGATGTTGTGTCTCATATGGGTAACGGCAATTCTGATGCTGGTGCTAAAAAGCTTTATCAAATGATGGACAAAATTCGTATGGCACGTACAGGCAACAAAAAACAAGGCAAGAAGATTAATCCCGATAAGTTTATGCCGGGTGGTTTGGCTCAGGCTTATGCATCGGGAGGTGAGGTTCAAAAGTTTACTACCGGTGGAACAGCGGCTGATAAAAACTACGCAGCAGGCATTCAGGGTATTGAATCCAACCTCTCTAATTGGGCAGGCCCATATGTAACCAACATGCTTGGTCAAGGTCAAGCTTTGGCTAACATGCCATATCAGGCATACATGGGTCAATTGACTGCGGGTGAGTCTCCTTTGCAGACAGGTGCATTTAATACTGCCGCAAATTTACAGACACCATCTAGCATTGGTACTGCCGCCACAACCGCAGGCAACATTGCTACTGCCGCTCAAGGCTTAAAGTACACGCCCACGACATCCTCGTTTGATACTGCGCAAATGCAGAACTACATGAACCCATATTTAAAGGGTGCATTAGAGCCGCAGTTAGAAGAGGCTCGTCGTCAGTCGCAAATTACTCAAACTCAAAACGCAGGTAAGATGACGCAAGCTGGCGCATTTGGTGGTGGTCGTCAAGCTATCCTTGACGCAGAAACACAGCGTAATCTTGCTTCCACACAGGCAAATATCACAGGTCAAGGCTATAGCACTGCGTATGACAAAGCTATGGCTCAGTTCAATGCTGATCAGCAACGCAAGATGCAAGAAGCTCAG